CAAGATAATCTAAATATTTTACCATTTTTGATTGTTGTTCATGTAATTGTTCGTAATAATCAAGTACACTTTCTAATTTGGCAGGATCAAAATCAACATTTTTGCCTTTAACCATGTCATTAATTTTCACTTTAAAGGTTTCGATTTCTTCTGTTAAATAATTAGAATACTCTGTCATTTGTTTTTTTGTTACAAAGTCTTCGTTCATTTGGAATAATTCATTTATTTTTGACTCGTCGGATAAATCATATATCCTAAAGTAATCTTTATCACTAAATCCATAACTTTCATTTAATGATTTGACTTCCATTCTAGCTGAACTGAAGCCTGGATCTGCAACTGCATCATATGTAAATAATTTTTTAACTGTAACAGTACCATCTGATTCGGTGATGCCCGCGGCTCTGGATGATACGAAAATAGGACAACCATCATCAACAAGTGCTTTCGCTTCTTTACCCCAATGGGTATTTAACAATCTAATTTCTCCTTTTACAGAATTTGATGCTTTATCAAATACAGCATTTTCGATTGTGTGCGAAACTCTTCCTAATGAAGTGTCAAAAACATCTGGGTGATCAAATTCACCATAAACTACTCCTAATTGATTTTTACGAGCTAAAAGTTCGTCAAGGTGAGGTAAGAATTTTTCAGCAGTATAAATTCTATCATTTCTATTCTTGATATTAAATTCTGTGAAAGTTCCACCTAAAATGTAATTACCTTTCTTTTGATCAGTTTGTTCATTTATTGGCTTTAGACCGTCCATACAATGTTCTACGATAAGAACTGGTTTCATATTTCTTTTTTTCTTTTATATATTACTTAAAAAATGTCATTTTTTTCTATTTTTCTATCTACTTGAATAAATAAAAAAAGCCAGATATAAAAAATATCTGGCTTTTAAAAAATTATTAGTTATAATTAAATTGAATCTATATATTCATCATCTTCTGATTTTTTAGATTTGCTTGATGATGATTTTTTTAAATCTTCTTTGTCTGATTCATCCTTTCTAGATTCTTTATCTGAATCAGCAGAAAAATATGTTTCAGTTTTTACTATTTTAGTAATAACTGAACTATTTTTTTTTGTGATATCTTTATTTGATTCATCTTTTTTGTTGTCAATCACATCTGTTGATACTTTATTTAAATCATTCTTTATCTCTGATTCTTTAGTCGTTTTTACTTTCTCTACATTTTTATCTTCAACTTTTTCTACTTTTGCTTCTTCTATATTAGAAGTCGTTTCAGTTGTGGGTTTTAATTTTTCTTGATTAGGTTCTTTAATGATTCCTAACGAAATTTCACGTTTTTTTAAATCTTCAATTGATTTTTTTCTTTTTTCTAAATTGTCTGATAATGTTTTGCTGTGACTATTTTTTAGATTATCTGTTATTTTATTATTGTCCTCTTTATTTTTTTCTACACTTATTTTTATTTTTTCTAATTCTTTTGATAAATCATCTTCATACTTAGATTCCTCAGTTATCATATTTATCATACCATCCACTTTTTCTATATATGAATGATCTGGAATTTTTAATTTTTCAATTTTTCCATCTATTTTAATCTCATAGTATCCATTATTTTCTCCTATAAAATCTTCTACCTTATCTATATCAGTTATTTTATTATAATATAGTATCGCTATTATTCCTCTATCTACTGGCATATTTGTTGTTATTTTTTTATTTATATATTAAATAATTATAGTTGTATTTTTTGATTGTGATTTAAATAATGTTAATTTTTAATTATAAGAACAAAAAAAGAGATAACAATTTGTTATCTCTTTTTTTGTTCATTGTATATAATTTAAAATTCTGCTTCACCTTGTGATTGTCCGCCTCCTTGTGCTTGACCACCTCCTTGTGCTTGTCCGCCTCCTTGCGCTTGACCACCTCCTTGTGCTTGTCCGCCTCCTTGCGCTTGTCCGCCTCCTTGTGCTTGACCACCTCCGCCTTCTCCACCAGGAAATCCTGGTTCTCCGCCTGGAAATCCTCCCATGTCACCTCCGCCTCCGCCAGATGCTCCAGCTCCTTCTCCTGCTGTACCACTCATCATTTTGCATTTATTGTTTGATTCAATATCTTTATCAGTAAATTTCATAATATTTCTAACTATCCATTCAATTGATAAATATGGTTTTCCCTCTCCATCTTGTAGATTGCTGGATAATGTTGATGCGATTTCTGCTCTTTTTGCTAAATTGTTCAAATATTTCCATTCTTCAAATAAATCATTAGAATTGAAATTTAATTTAATGTAACTTTCAAATATTCTATCACTGCTCAATTCTGGAAATTCTAATACCATCTGTATTTTTAATGGCTTAACTAATACCTCTTTGAATAATGTTCTTAATCTACTAACAAAATTTTTGAATCTTATTTCATCCATTGTAATTGATGCTGTATCATCATAAAAATTACCACCACCCTGGTCTTCATCTAATCTAGAAAATGGCATTTTTGATGCTCTTTTAAATGATTTATAAAACCATTGTAATACTATATCTTCATTTAATTCTGCTTGTTGCGGTTGTAAAATTTCCATTTCTGGAGTACCTAATTCTGATGTTGGAAACCAATAATCTTTAGAATGAGGAATTTTAGTTGAGCCATTTATATATGGTATTCCTGTTGTATCATCCCATTCTATATCTTCATGATATTCACTCATCAACTGACTAATTTGCTGTTCAGCTTGTTGTCTAGTTAATCCATTTACAGGAATTACAAATTTTTTATATATTGATGCCTGATTTAAATTATACATCAATTTTGTGAATTCTAACAACTTAAGTTGATTATAAGGTTTAATCAATCCTTCTACATAACTTGTTTCATCATAGTCTAAATTATTTGAATATGAAATATAAATAATATTAGCATCTAATAAAACTCTTCTTAATTGTGGAACATCTGGATTTTGAATCCAAACAACAGTTCCAGTACCTGGTTCTGCAGCTACAATTAAAGTTAAAGGATCCAATAAATTTAATTCAATTATATTTTTTTGATCATCGTCATAAACAATTTCAAATGATAAAAATCCATCAATTAAAAATGTTTTCATGTAATTCCAAGCTGTTAATCCATCATTAAAGTTAAATGCATTATAAATTTTTTTAAAATTTTCCTGATATTTTACTCTTATTGATTGATCATAAGTATCTGGTAAATCAGAAACAGTGCAAAAATAATTATCATCATCATAATTTATTGCTTCTTCTGCAATTCTAGTTACGTAATCTTTAATTTCTTCCTTTATTGCGTACTGATGTAATATTTTTCTTTTGTCTAAATATCTACGATCTAAATAAGCAATAGATTTTTTTTCTAATATTTTAGAAATTATTTTTTTTGTGAATAAATCGTACATGTTTGTACCAGGTTCATAAAGCAAATTACTGGTATCTTGAAATGCGCCAATAGCCTGACTGTTTCTAACAACCATTTCTTGCTCGTCCATTCCAAAATTACTTAATTTTCTTAATATTTTATTTCCAAAGCTTTTTCCTACATTACCTCTACCAAAATCATACATGGAATTTGGCTGATTATATCTGTTATATGTTGCCACTGTTTATTTATTAATTTTTTATTATATATTAAAATATATGTGTTCATTTAAAATAAGAATATTAATATTTTTTATAAATTTTCAATTAATTTTAGATTTTTTTCAAAATTTTTTAATGATGTATAAAAATTCTCAATATCTTTTTCATAAAGTTTTAATATTTCTTCATATATTTTTATTTTATCTGAAAAATCTAATTTCAACTTATTATTCACTATATTGTTCAATGTGTCGTACATTAAACCATTATTTATTTTGTATGTATCTAAAAAAACAAATCTTTGAAGAATTGTTGAAGATACTTGATATACGTTCTCAATTTTAGATATATCATATGCTGTTATTGAGTAATTCTTTTTTCCATTAATTTTTAAATATTGATAAATCCAATTTACATTAAAATTAAATTCATTATTTACAACATCACCTTTTGATATTTTATCGGAATTTTTATCGTATCTATCTGGATTAGCCTGGATTATTGAATCAATTAATTGTGCTTTGTATAATACTGGTAAATAATCAAAATTTATAGCATATAAAATTTTTTTAATGTTAACAATTTTTAATTGACTCTCTAAAATTCCAAGTTCATTTGAATTTTTTATGGGTGGTATGGTTAAAATTGGACACCATAATTTATTTCCATTATAATTATATTTAATTATATAAAATTTACCAATTTGAATATTCGCTAATGTAGTTGATCTTATTTGCTTATTTGGATATCTAATGATATAATTAAATATCTCTTCTGTTGATTCTTTTCTAATCAAATTTATATTTTGATTGTATTGTCCAAATAATGCTTTGAGTTCATCAGTGAATGACATGTTATTCATTTTATTATACCATATTTTTTCAAATCATCTTCAGAAATTATTATAAATTTCAAATTATGTCTTTCACACCATTCTTTTGTGAAATGCCATTTATGTATATTTTTTTTGTATGTATTTAAAGAATATTCATAATTTTCTAACATTTTTAATGTTTGCCTAGTAGGTGGTTTGGGAGGTTCAGTTTCATGTTTAGGTTTAACTTCAACTACAAGTCTATCATATCTTTCTTTGTCGTTATGATCAATCATTTCCAGATAGTAATCTGGATAATAACGATGAGTTTCTATCTGTCCTAACTTATTTTTGTATTGATATGGAATCTCCAAACTTTCAGAACTCCATTTTAATACTTTATCATTTAAATCACAAAATCTACAAAATCCTAATTCCCATGAACTGAAATATTTTATAGGAAGAATTCCAATGTATTTTTCTTCATTTTCAAGATTATAAAAACCCTGATGATATTTATTTTTACCATTTTTATTCTTTCTATTTCCAAATGTTGCTTTATTTGCTCCCATAAATTAATATCTATTTCTCAATGAGTTTAAATTAGGTGGATCTTGAACAAGTTTAGTGTTGTCTGTTACATTTATGTAATTTCTACCACCGTTTGCCTTTGCAACATCATACAATGTTGGAAAACTATTATGTGCTCCCGTTTGAATGTCTTGGTATTGAATATCTCTAACTAACATTATAAATTCTTCATCATTTCTATATGAATTTGATGTTCCTGGTATTGAATTAATTACTCCGTCATTTCTGACCCAATCTCTTAGTGCCATATTATATTTATTATTTTTTAGATATTATGAAGACCTTTACCATCATTTGCGCTACTTAAACTTATCATTTTTGGTATGTCTTGATTGTTTTTCTTTTGATAAATTACATTTAATCCGCCTGCAATACCACGTTTGCAAATTTCTGAAAAATATGGAAATGCAGATGAATATTTTTTTTCATTGAAGCCCTTCCAATTTTGAAGCATCATAAGAATTCCTTGTTGCATACAATCATATTTATCATCTGATGTTTTATATTTTCTTTCAAATTTTTTTATCATTTCTTCTCCAATTAGAATTATCATTTTTTCAGACTTTCTAGTTAATTTACCCTTACCTTTGCTAATTATGATTTCATAGTAAAAAGTTGTGTCATCAATATATCTTGCCATTTTGTTTTTTGTTTTTTTGTTTTTTGTTTTTTTATTCTATTTTGCCTATTAAAATATATGATATGTTGATGATTATAAATGCCTTTTAATGTGTTGATTTATTGTGTTTATATATAAGTTAATTTTTATAGATTTCTAATAATTAAAAGTTTAATAAAAGTTTAATAAAAATGATTATTAATTAAAAAAGATATCACAAAATGTGATATCTTTTCAATTTGCTCATTTATAACATTATATAATCATTCTTTGATATTTATCGTTCATTATCAAACTTGAAATTATCATTAGGTTGTTTATGATAATCATATCCACTATCTGCAATTCTTTGTAAATGTTCAATTACGCCCTGTGCTTGATCTATTCCAAATTGAGATAGATATGATAAAAAATCCTCAAAAATTCTTTCTGACATTTTTTTTGCTATTTTTCCTTTTTCTGTATCATAAAATGCAATAGGCTGACCTTCATCATCTGTATAATACACCGGTTTTTTTTGGTAATTTTCAAATTTCTTTAATTTTTCCATATTTTAATTTTTTTTTATATAATCATTCTTTTTGCCTTAACTTTATCGTCTTTAACAGATTTCAAGTTTTCGTATAAATCATGTTTAGATACTAATAATTGATTGAAAGTTTCTTTCAATGCTTTATCTTCATTTACTAATACTTCATTTTCTTTTAACAATTCTAATCCTTTGTCAATTTCTTTGATAGATTCTTTTATTTCCATTTCTTTATCTTCTAATGTTCTCAAATGTTTTACTTCTTTTGAAAGTTTGTTTTCTAAGAATCCTGTTAAATCATAATCTAATTCTCTTTGAACATCATTAATTAAATCATTTGGTGAATTATATTCATAAAAAGCAGAACCTGTTCTAGTGTCATTGTTATAAGTATATAATTTATCTTTATAATTTATAACATAAGACTCCAATTGTGGATGTAATACATTTTCTATTTTTAATGCAATATCTAAGTCAACAAATTTGTCCAAATTTTGTGCTGTTGTTGTTGATAGTACATAAAAATCTTTTTTCAACCAAGGAATAATTTTTGAATTGAATAAGTTTTCTAATGTAGTTTCTTTATCTAATTTTTCTTCATTTAAAAATACATCTTTGTCTGATTTGGTTGATATGCTTAATACTAAATTTTCATCTAGTCTAAATGAAATTTTATCTTCATTTATATCTCCAATAGTCATAACTTTTTCTAGAATTCTAAATTCTCTTAATTTTTCAATATCTGTGATATGATTTTCTAAAAGTGTTTGTTTAATTTCATCTTGCCCGATTAAAAACCAACGGTCTTTCATAAATACTAAATTTCCTTCATTTGTTTTTTCTACTAATGTAAATACTTTTGATGCACTCCCTGAATTTACTAAATTTTGTCTTTGAATAGGATTATTCATATAACCAGATAAGAACATTTTTACTTCAGGAATCCAATCATGAATAACCAATTCATTTAATATAGTACTCATTTTTGAATCATTATCTTGAATGTTTATAATATTAAGAATAGAGTTCAAAGCTGGACGATACATTTGACCGTAATTTTTTCTTTCAATTTTTTTGTATAAATCTTTTAAATTGTAATTTATAGGCTCACTTTTTATTTCATCCTGTAAAGATTCTACTAATCTTTTAACTTTTGTGTCCCAAGCATATCCTGCTAAGTTTTCTTTTAAAGAACTTACTAGCTCTTTTTCAGAATAATTATCATAATTGCTAATGTATCTCTCAACAATTATATTTAATTCATAATCTTCAATAGGTAATTCCTTTTTGAAATTAAACAAATCATACTTTAAATTTTTCATATTTTTTATTTTTTTTATTTTTTATTTTCTGCGTGTTGCATGTTTTACTTGTTTTATGATGTTCTCTGAGATTATATATTAAATTAAAAAACTCATTTTTCGATAAAAAACATTTTTTGTTAATATTATTTTATATATAATAAAAAATAAATATATCTTATGAAATTTATAAAGACATATGAGAATTATTCAAGCTTGAACGTATCTCTTGATGGTAAATCTAAAATGAGAATAAAAATAGGAGATGATATATTAGGTGGTAGATTTAAAAATAAAAAACTAAAAGTGAAATCTATAAATATAAATCAGAAAGGTGATATAACAATTAATAATAAACCTTTTATAAAAATGAGAAAAACAAAAAAATCATAACTTATAAGTTATGATTTTTTATTTTATTCCATATTATTTATTTCATTGTCTCTATTGTCTTCTTTTT